TGCACGTTGCTGGTATGACTGAGATCTTCCGTAACTATACCAATGAGAATCCAGAGGTGGTTACTGATGAATTCAAATTGGGTATCTATGAGATGTACCGCAATGCTGTCGCGCTTGAAGACAAAGTTATTGACCTTGCATTTGAGATGGGTGACATGGAAGGTCTCACTAAGGAAGAGGTTAAAGCATACATTCGGTTTATTGCAGACAGACGACTCGTAAACCTAGGGTTCAAACCTAACTGGGATATTAAAGATAATCCACTACCTTGGTTAGATTGGGTACTAAACGGTGATTCGTTCAAGAACTTCTTTGAAGGTCGAGTAACTGACTACTCAGCAGATGGAATGACTGGCTCCTCTTGGGGCTGGTAATATATAATTAACTGACCTAAGTGGTGGATGGTTGTGACTACGTCACCATAACGGATAATTGAAAGAGGATATTACAATGGCTACACCAAGCAAAGGTAAAGCAAAAGTAAAGGTCACAGCTGGCGGCAAGAAGGTTAGCTATGGTCAGGCAGGTAAAGCAAAAGATGGGAGTTCTCGTGTACAAGCAGGGACTTCTAAGGGTGATGCTTACTGTGCTAGAAGTTTAGGCATCAAGAAAGATGTGTCTAAAGCTAAACAGAACGACCCTAATACCCCTAATAACTTATCACGTAAGCGTTGGAAATGCTCTGGTGCCAAGTCAAAGAAATAAGTCTTAAATATATTAAACAAATGACCTAAGCAAGGTCTCTGTAAACTGCTTAATAGTCTGGGAGGACTAAATATGAAAACTAAATTGATTTGGGATCTGGAAACCAATGGATTAATACCTGAGGTTGACACAATATGGTGTCTTGTTATGCAAGATATAACCACAAAAGACATCTTTTCTTACTCAGATTATGATGACAAACTACCTCCACTAAAAGAAGGTCTCCAGAAGCTACTGGAAGCTGACCTAATAGCTGGACATAACATTATTGGATATGACCTACCAGTTCTTAAAAGACTCCTAGGATGGGAACCTAGGCCCTCTCAGACTGTATGGGACACATTAATAATGTCACAATTATGTATGTTCCAACGCACACACAGACACGGACTTGCAGGTTGGGGTGAGTTCTTCAAGTATCCAAAAGGAGACTACAATGATTGGACTAACTACAACCAAGAGATGCTGACATATTGTATACAAGACGTTACATTAAACACGTTAGTATACGAAAGGCTTTCTCGTGAAGCTTCAATACAAATCAAAGCAAGACCTGAGTTCAAGCAAGCTTTAGTACTAGAGCATGACTTCGCTATAGTTAACGCAGACATAACAGCTAAAGGTTGGTTGTTCAATATGCCTAAAGCTAAAGCCTTAAAGCAAGACCTTACATGGAAGTTACACTCTATTGAAGATGAGCTAGAACCAAGTCTGGGATCTGTATGTGTCCTGAAAGGTACTAAGGAAGTTGATAAGATTGTCAAGAAGAATGGTGACTATTATAAAGCCATAACTGATTGGTATAACTTAGAACCTGACACAAAAGCCTCTGATGGGTTCATAGCTGGACCATTCTCTCGCATTGAGTTCTCTGAGGTACGATTAGGTCAGTTGATTCTTGTTAAGAAGTACCTCTCTGATATTGGCTGGAAGCCTGATGACTGGACGTTTAAGAAAGTAGCAGGTAAGTGGATCAAGATGTCACCAAAGCTCACAGACAGCTCCTTAGAGCCTCTGGGGATAGTTGGTTCAATGATCAGTGATTACTATATGCTTCGTCAAAGATTATCTATGATTGATAACTGGATAGAGATGGTTGCACGTTGGGGTGATGGTAGACTGCATGGTGATATGTTCACAATAGGTACACCTTCATTCCGTTGTCGTCATCGTGGTATCGTAAATATACCCGGTGTACACGCTAAGTATGGTGAGAACCTTAGAGCTTTACTCACATGCGAACGTGGTCGTAGGCTTGTAGGTGCAGACTCTGCTGGTAACCAGTTCCGAGGTCTTGCACATTACATGGGGGATGACGAGTTCACAGCATCTGTTGTTGTCGGTAAAGAATCTGATGGAACAGACGCTCACTCACGTAATGCTGCAATACTTGGCATCACAAGATCAAAAGCTAAGAACTTCATTTATGCCTACTTATTTGGCGCAGGTATGTCAAAGCTTGGTGAAGTAGTTACAGGGCTTAAGTCACCTAAAGCTGGTAAGGAAGCAGATGCTAAGTTCAAAGCAGCATTCCCTAAGCTTAAGGATCTAAAAGATAAACTACTGTCTGAGTACAACACTAATAAAATGAAGACAGGTATTGGTTTTATCATTGGTGCTGATGGCAGACGAGTTATTGTAGGGTCTGAGCATCAACTTCTAAACTACTTACTTCAAACTCTGGAAGGTATTACATGTAAGTCTGCACTAGTCTACCAGTACAAACGGATTAAGGAGTTAGGTATTAAAGACACCTACCCTATCTTATTCTATCATGATGAAACTGCTTGGGTTACACCCACTGCACACGCTAAGGAAGTACTAGCTATATCTGTTGCTGGGTTCCGTGAAGGTCCGAAGTCTGTAGGGGTAACCTGTATGGATGGAGATGGTAAGATTGGTGTTAATTATGCAGAGATCCACTAAGTCTATAAGAAGAAGGCAAAGGTTACTGGCGATGAATGCTGACCCAGTAGCCTTAGCAATAGAACGTGAGAGACAACGTCAATGGAAGCGTGATAACCAAGGTTACGTCAATCACATAAACAATATGAGGTACGTTAAAAAGAAACAAAGGATGCCCTCTTGGGCTGACCCTATAGCTATCCGAAAGATATACGAGGAATGTGCTGCCCTGAATGAGAAGTACGGGCCTCGTTCATACCATGTGGACCATATAATACCGTTACAAGGTAAAACTGTATCGGGTTTACATGTAGAGAATAACTTACAGATCCTAAAAGCATCTGATAATCTATTAAAGAGTAACAATTATGTTCAACAATAACGACGCAGTCTACACCATGTTTGGTAAGAGCTGTATGGAAGAAGAAATGGAGTACGACAAGTGTTTTATAGACGCTGACTCAATCATCTTCCGTATCGCAGTGACAACAGACTCAACCACACAGGCAAAGAGTTACTTCGATAAAGCACTTGATGCAATCATGCGTGACACAGGTAGTATAAAAGGTTACGTAGCTGTCAAAGGTAAAGGTAACTTCAGGTATGGTATCTCTGAGGACTACAAAGGTAACAGAAGTAAAACACCTATGGATCCTAAAGTCGCTGAGAGGCGTCAAGCAGTCACTGAGTACGCATGGGAAACTGGGTGCTATAAGTCTGATAACTGTGAGGCAGATGACATTGTATCTATCTGGGCGCAAGAAGCTTACGAAGCTGGAGAACATTATGTCATAGCTCACATTGATAAAGACATAGACATGGTTCCGGGATGGCACTATAACTTCAACAAGAAGACTCAGTACTTTATTGATGGTGACACAGGTCATTACAAGATGTGTATTCAAATGCTCACAGGAGACAGTACAGATAACATCCATGGACTTAAAGGTATAGGCCCTAAGAAAGCTGAAAAGATCTTAAAAGATGTACCGACAAAAGACATGTTAGAAACTGTTGCAAACGCATGGCGTGACCATCACCCTCGTGAATGGAAAGGTATGCTTGAGACCTGCTTTAACTTATTGTATATGCGTAGGGATTGGAATGGATTCAGACGATTAACTATTGAAGAGGTGTTCACTGATGATTAAAGTAGGGCATTGGTCATATGACGGAGAACCCTTTGAAGTTGATGACTACTTTGGATTCATATACCTACTAACTGTTTCTGTTGAAGATGGTAACCCAATAAGATACATAGGTAAGAAACAATTCCACTCATACAAAAAGACTAAGAGAGATAAAGAGTCTAACTGGAAGACATACACAAGCTCCTCTAAGCATATCAATGAACTAATAAAAGATGGCTCTGAGTTGTCATATGAAATGATACAATTGTTCACAACAAGAGGTGGTCTTTCAGCAGCAGAGTGTAAGGTACAGTGGTACTTAGATGTCCTCACAGAGAAATGCCCAGAAGGTGTGCCTCTGTATTTAAACAGA